CTACCTCACACCTGGCCATCCAAAAGTCATTTAATATTATTGTTGCACTATAGCCTTTCCAACCGACGTGTCCTCTCTGTGCCAATGGATCGGAATCCGATGCTTTGGGATTGACAACCATAGGTGTCAGAGCATTTGCTCCCTTGAAAGCCACGATACCATAGGCATCACGGGCAAGGTACAACATAGGATAGACATCGGCATCACCGGAAGTCTCAAGGACGTTGGTACCACCGGTTGTTCCACCACCGGCAAACGGCTCGATGATTGTGGAGGCCAGGTAACGGACGTCTTCAATTTTACCAATTTCTCCGTCCCAAGGACTCATCGTTCCGTATTTTTCAGACGGCACGAAAGAACTGATGGCACGAAGGTCAGGCTCCAGGTCCGGATGGACAATGCAGATAAACGATGGGGCAATGGATTCTGTTCCGTAAGCAGGTGTGCTTTTCACGGTAGAAGTAATTGCTTTACCCAGCTGCCTTTTCAGGAACCGAGTTACCCGACGTTGATCGTTCAGGCTGAACACGGTGTTGACGGAAGCACGAGCAGCTCCATTAGCATAGAAGACATTGGTACCGGCCTTCAACACATTGTACCGTGTCTTTTCAATCAGCACTGCAGCCTGCTCACCAAGAATGTCGACGGCTTCTTTCAGGATAGGATCTTCATGGAAGTCGAGTACCTGATCAGTAATGACTGTTCGATCACCATACTGTACGAGTGTGGCTTCGTAGTCAGAACTCTCAAGCACTGTGGCATCAGGTGTGACACCTTCTGTCAGGGTCTTCTGGTTAGGATCAAAATTTGTTCCTTTGAAATATTCGTGAGGATTGAAATCACTGCCAAAGGTAGAGGTAAATGTGCTGTCCAGGTAATACCGACGGAACTGGATTGTCTTTGTCGATTTGCTGGGCAACGGTTTGGCCTGGCCGAACTTCTCCAGAATCAACCATGGCATACCTCGTTTCAGAAGGTCACGAACTACGAAAGCTGCCGTACGTGGGGAAATGTCACCATAGGTATTCATACTCATTATAAGCTATCTCCAATCTACTTTAATGTGGGACGGCAGCAAGATATTTTACAGCCCAGCTTCCTTAGCAGCTCCGTCATAGTCGTTCTTGTCGGGGGCTTCGGGTGGTGCTCCACTACTTTCAGAGTTAACCTCTTTCAGTGAGTCAAGCTTTTTCTGCTGTGCTGTTTTCTTGTTGTCTCCCTGTGTGTCAAGCTGGGACTTCCAGCCTGATGCTTCTTTAAATCTTTTGACCATGTCTATCACTTGATCCGTTGTTCCGGATTGATAGATAAGATCCAGGTGGGGTCTCATGTAGTCAGCCTGTTGGTTTATCCAAGTTCGAAGCACACCGGTATTCACCATTTCGTCCAGGTCTGGATGGGACTTTCTGATGGTTGCCATCTGTGATGCTGTATCGATAGGAGCCACTTCCACCTCAGGGGAGGTTTCTTTTGGTTCCGGTTCTTTAGCCGTAGCATTGGGTTTGGCATCGATACGTTTTTGTAACACATCGACAACGTCCCCAAGCTCTGGGAAGTCCTTTCGAAATCCTGCAAGAACAGCATTGTCTGACTCAGAAGTGTCGGGCACTGCAGGCTTTGCAGCCTTTAGTACTTCCAACTCTTTCTCTAATTCAGTGACTCTCATATTGGCCTTAGTAATTCTACCATTCCAAGATGCCGTTTTTTGCCGTTCCTTCTTTAACTCAGCCTCTGCCAATTCAGCTTTCTGCTGCCAGTCGTCTTTGGATACCGGAGTGCTCCCGGTGTCAGGCACAATGGGGTCGGCCCCACTTGCTGCCTGGTCGGCTGCAATCAAGTCGTCGATACTATCGGTAACCTTAGGCTTGTCAGGGTCGGCAGGAGTTTCCGGATCTTTTGTTGCATCCCCAGATGCTGCATCCGGTTTCTTACCGTCCCTCTTATCGTCAAGGTCTTTAATAATCTCTTCGTCAGTCTTGTCCTCATCTGCAGCAAGTATGTCGTCTACTGTCGTTGAGAACTCCTCCTTATCCTGTTCGTACTGCTCTTGTTCAACTACACCTGTACTGTCTATATTATCTTTTGGCATTTATGCCTCCTATGGGGTCCCTTGGGATGTCCCGTACGAATTAAATTAATGTTTGGGTAACGGTGTGTAACCGGCCCACTCCCCCTAATTGAAAGCCCCGGTGGCCTGCTTGGCCTCTATGGGCTTTCTGGTCAGGGCCTTGAGGAAGTCTTGCATCTCAAGTACCCTGCCCTGTATCCTTTTAATCTCTTCCATGTCAACGGCACTAACCATAGCATCCTTTTGTAGGCTTATCCTCAGCTCAAGATAATCAGTGAGGTTACTAAAGAATTGATTGTCGGTGTTTCGTTTCATGGCATTGAGTAATTCTTGTTGTTTGGTCTTAACCAATTTGCTGCTCCCTTACTTGGGTTGAATCATCTGCAGGTGGTGCTCCACCAGGGAGTGCTATGCCAAACATCTGGGCTGTTTTCTGCACGGCATTGGGCATGTGTCCGGAGGACTCTGCTTTCATTGCCTCAAGTAGAAGGGCCTGATCGTTTAATTGTTTCTGCTGTGTAGCACTCTTGTCTTGATTAACCTGCACCTCTGCCTCGGATCGTATAAAACCCAACCGGTCCAGATCGAATATCTCTGCCAACTCTCTGAGAAGTATATCACGTTTAATATACTTAAGGTCCTCATCGTTGTTGGTAATCTGGAGGAACTGATTGATCTGTTCCATCTTAACTTCTTTGGCAATAAGTGATTTAGATCCACGAGCAATAATGTTGAAATCACCCTTTATATTTTCCTTACCATTAAACTCCATGTTCCAAAAGTACATGGACTTTATAAAGGGTCTCGTCACACCGTCATCAAAGAACTGCACTTGATCCTTAAGTGTGATGTTCGATGCACCAATAAGCATAGACATACCAGTAGCTGTTTGGTTAGCAGCTCCGGTGCCTATATCCTGACCACCATGCAATGTCCGTGGTATAGTCGTGGACTCGTCGGCCGTGTTCTGGAAGAACTCAACCAACCCGAGAAACTCTTTGGTATAGCTCGGTAGTTTGGTTACGTTAATTGCTTTCTGCCCGGCATCAATACCTGTGCCCGTACGTTGGAATACTCTGAACGGAAACAGTTCCAAGGGATCTTCTCCGTCGGCCAGGAGATCAATGTTAGCTTCAATAATCGGACCAGCACTAATGGCTGCATTGTCAAGCATGGCTCGGATAGATGCATTGTACAGCATCTGAGGATCTCTCATAATCCGTGGTACTCCGTCACCGAATATACTTGTCTCATCCTTATCAAAGTAATAAAAGTAATAGGGTATATCAGCACCCTCAATAGGACTGATCACTGCTTTAATTATGACGTTGTCGATCATCCACAGGTTAACTGCAACCTCTGGACCCATAGTGTCCCAGACTTCCTGGTCAACATTATTGACAAGTTCTTTAGCATCCGTCTGACTCAAGAATCCCCACCGTTCACGGACTTCATACTTCTCACGTTTGGGTGGAGTGCTGTCACCGTCGGATGAAGAGTTTGTACTCATCTCACGGAGCAGTTCCTCGTAGTCCCTATACCTTGCATTCCCGTCAGGGTATGCCAATATAAATGCTTCAATAGCCCTGCTATTAAAGTCTGATCGTTTCGACAAGAGGTACAAGTTATTCTTGCTGAATAGATGTTTCTGCCACACATACCTGGCATCCTTTAATTCCTTAACACTCATGTCAGGATAGATGTCCCATATAGGAACGAACTGGGCTGTCGGTATAATTCGTGTAATCTTAATCTGTGCCCAATCACCGGCCGGGTTTTTGTACCAACGTTTACTCGTGACCTCTTTTACAAGGGGACCCTTCATTACACCAGTACCGAATATATGACCAGAGTGGAGGACGTTACGTATAACTGTCCTGTAATCAAACTCTGTTAGCTGATCGGCAATCTCGGTCTCCATGGACTTTGCAGCCTTGTCGGCCTGCTTTATAATGATGTCCTCAACCTCTGCCTGTGTGGGTATAGGTGCTTCTGGGTTTTGCTGGTATATCTGGGCAGCTGCTTCCTCCAGCATTTGCTGGCTAAGCTCTGGGACAGGTGTGGGATGTATTACCCAGTCCTTGTCCTCGTTGGCCGGGAACTTAATATCCATCATACGGGCATCAAATGTTTTGACCTTCGTTCTGGTCAACCTGATATATGCTCGTGATCGATTGGGGTGGATGTTCTTTATAACCTCTGGGTCATACTGCCCACGGTACTGACGAAGGTCTCTGATCATACGACGTTCAGAGAATAGCTTCTCCGTCTCAGCCTCGTGCCACTCCTGTTCCATCTTGGTGCCAAGTGTGGAGTGAAAGGGTGCCAGTGTCACAGCAGCTGCTCGTGCTGCAGCATCCTGTTGTTCAGTGATCTCAGGATCTTTGGAAGTAGGCTCATCCTTTATCTGATCAAAGGTCTTGCCCATCTCTTCTTCATCCTGCCCCACTGTTGTAATTTTATTAGATGGCATGTGATATCCTTGTTAGTACCCTGCCTCTGCACAACCCGGCCGAGTGTATTTGTGTTTACGTGCTACGTTCTTCCGGAAGATTTTACCGGCCACAAACTCCATGGCAGCATACTGCACTCCCTCGTGCACGTGTGAGTAAATGTTCTTGGTCACTTTCTCTTTCCACGTTGTGCCCTTCACAGTGGTGGACACCTTGTCATACTTAAACTCTGACAAGAACCCCTTCCTGATTGTCGGACATTTATCAGTCACGACGAGACCATCCTTCTTTCGAAGGAAGAAGACAACTGACTCAAACCGTTCTGCCGGGTTGTTACTCCTGCCTAATGATACTGGAAGCCCAGCTTTGACAAGTATGTCCCGAGCAGTCTTCTTATCAGTCTGACCCCGTTTATTCTCAGGGTCGAGAACGATCTCAATTTGGTGTCCTTTATAGTGGTTTCTGAGGTGAGGCCAAAGAACGTCATATGCAAATTCATGGATGGAGCAGTCCTCTGTAACCAGTTCATCAAAGATGACAAACTGTCCAGAACTGGTAAACTGAGTGAAAGCTGCAGCAGGTGTAAGCCCCGTATCCATGCCAATGACAATCGGAATGCCCTTCGAGACTTCAAAAGGCTTATCCGAAAAATGTACTTTGTCGTCGTACATCTTATATACAGGTTTTCCACCCCTAAGGTTACCGTAGTTATTGAGCACAAATACGGACACCCATTCTGGGTCTGCACCTTGCACTTGATCGACATAGTAATCCTCCGATAGATGTTCCAGGTTATCAGCAAATGGATTGATCTTATACCAGTTGCCACCGGCATCCTCAACAAAGCCCTGGTGCTTGGAGCACATGAGTAGTGCTGAGGGCTGAACCCAGAACTTATGCTTAGCCGGTTTCTCTTCCTCAGCTATCTTATAGAGCCAATGCTCGGTAGGGATAGAGTTATAATCCGATATGATAAAGGGTTCTACTGCTCCAACCTTGCCGTGCTTGTTCTCCATGTGCTTGAACTCGTCACGGTAATCGGCATGCACCCTAAACATCTTGGGGTACCGATTGATACGAGACTTCAACATCTGAAAAACACCACGAGGTATCTCTGCAGTTTCGTTGAGGTGTGCACCGACAAGCTGTAATGACTGCAACTTGATCACGTCCTCTTCCCGGTCAAGGGCAAGAAAGACAAGATCCATTTCAACAGTGGTACGGCCGTCAGGGTGATTCATCACCACCCGACCACGTATAGGTATATCATAAACAATGTTGATTGTCGGGCCAAACCATTCTTTCCAAGACTCAACAGTGGTAGACTTTAGGTTTGGATACGTTGCTCTGAGTATTCCATACCGTGATTTACGAACACCGTTGATATCTGGTGCTTGCTCCAGTGCATTTAAAAAGCAGTGGAGGATACACCCAGACGACTTGCCCGATCCAACAGATCCTCTGATAAACATATACTTCTCCTCGGCCTGATGTACTTGGGCAAAGGTGTCGTTTGCAAC